ATGGATTATACATTACATGCACATCAGCTAAACCAATAAGTTTTTCTATAATTTCTACATAAAGTTTTTTCGCTTTCAAAAAGTTTTCATACCACATGCCGTCTGTGTCCTGTGCAGTACCAGATGTAGTTGTTCTCTTAGGAGAATCAATATGTAATATGTCGTTTCCTATAATCAATAGTATTTTTTCTATATTAAATCCAGAAGATTTATTAAGTATTCCTTTTACACCTTCTCGAACTCTTTGAACCGCTATCTCCTGATTATATTCCTCTCCTGTTTCAAAGCTTGTAGCGAGCTTACCTATGTGTACATCAGCAGGGTCTATAACCAACAAGTGTGGGTTCTTAGACTTTATTCTTTTAATTTTTTTGTAAGACGGAGAATGTTTATCCATTTCAGATATAATTTGTTTTGATATATCTGTGTATGAAATAGTTTCTGGTCTAACTTGTACAGAGTACTCTTTAGTTTTATCCCAGTATTGTCTTACATTGTCAAAGTCTATTCCTCTTGATTTACAATAGTCATAAACTCCTTTATGCTTTATTTTTCTTAACTCTTGTTGTTGAAAATAGTCGAGGGTAGCCCTAAACTTCCTTCTATTTTTTTCAGGAGGTTTTGGTGTAATAGATAAAGCTTTTGCTTCATCTGGCGTAACCCAGCAAACTTTTTTCATTGCTCCATAGATTTTTTTACATCTCTTAAATCGTGTATTAAAGAGTTAATTGTTTGTTTACAGTCGTCAAAGTCGCCGTCAGATATTTCTTCAAACGCATTATTTAGTTTTTCATGCATCTGATTAAACGTCGTAAGAATATATCGTTCTCTAGCTACTATAGGCATTTTACTTATCCATATACCAAAGGAAGTCTTTACCGACCTTTGGGTTAATTTTAGATATAGCCCTATATATTGCTCTTGATTTTCTTTTTACGTTTTCAACTTGTGTTTTTGTGGAGTCTGTTCCAAGGTTTGTATACATTTTACAGTCATATTCAAGAAGAGCATCTATCTTCTTTTTATCACCCCATGTTTTGTAACCAAGGATTTTCTCTATCAACCTTTCCAACTTCTCATCCATCTATAAATTTTTTAAGGTTTGGTTTAAAATATTCAGAACCTTTGATAATTTTACCATCAGCCCTTTTTAATATTTTTCCGTTTTCAAGTTTACTCATGTTAGAGTTGTGTACCTCTAGAAACATATCAGGAACCCTGTGTTGTATTCCATGTAGTAACACTATACCAGACAGTACATAAAACATATCTATTATAGCATCCGACACATCTACTAAGTTTTCATCCTTACAAGCTTGAAGATATTCATCAAGCTCTTCTTTGAGTAAATTGAATTTTAATTTATAATCCTCGCTAGTTGCTAGCGTAGGTTTTTTTGATGTCTTGATTCCAAAAGCCGAATTGAATTCAGCTACTAAATCAAGTATCGTTTCTTTCTTCGGTTCTTTAGAAATGTCACCCATTTCCTTGTTTTTTTTGTAAAGTAACGAATTTTTTTGGAATAATCAACAATTTGTTGAAATTTTCTCTTAATTCATTAATATCTACTTCATTTCTGGTACTTTTTTTGAGTAGATGTACAAGCTCATGTATTAGACCCTCATCACCCATGACATCTTTTGTTGGAATATCTTTTAGGTAAACCACATACACAGCAAAGTGTAAAATTTCTTCAATGTTTTGTATAAACTCTTCATCACTCATTTCAATGTAAGTGGAAAACAAATATTGAAGATGTTTGTCATCAAGAAGATAAACTCTATTTCTCTTGCTGTATTCTCTTTGCCAGGAGTCTGTAAAGCTCTGCAATTTTTTGTTGTAATTCTTTTTGTTCTGTTTTTGGGTCATACGTTTGTGTGCCTTGTTTTTTTCTTCCGTTATTATTTATTTCAATCTTTAAGTATTTTCTATTAAATATGATTGGATATATTTTTATGTTTTTTTTGAAACATATCCCCATACTTATATGTATAAATCCTAATTCAGAATCTACACTTTTCATTCTTCCATTTTTTTCCTAATATGTTTAAAGCCATTACTAAGTTTACTGGTTTTTTAGCCTCTCTCCAAACCTTATTAAAATAAAATTCTGTCACATAACACTGGTCAAGAGGAATGTCTTCATCATCTTTAAATATATTTAAGTATTCAACTTTCAAAACTACACTGCGTGAGGTATGCCATGATTGTGACAAGCGCTCTAGTAATAGTTTTTGACCCACAGGAATCTCAATACCTTGTTTTTTAACCTCCATTAAGATTAAAATATCGTTATCGAATTCAAGAACAGCATCAATGTCGCTTGGGTGCATCAATCCGTTTTGAACCCCTGTAAAGTCTATTGTTTTTCTTACTTCTTTGCTATTTCTAATTAGGCTCTTCAAGTAAATATATTTTAACATTTTCCCATTTACCACCTCGCATAGATTCATCAACTAAAAAATCTATCCTATTGGTCCATCTTTTATTCATTCTGTCTTGAACTGTCCAGTATCCATTCATGGGTCCTGCGTTTTCAACACATACTTCTGCCCCAAACACAAAACCTAGTTTTTCTAAATCTCTCGACACAGCAATCCACCTGTGTGAGCCTGGAGCTTCTTTATTAATAACTTTATTGGACGCCGTAATAAATGGGGTCGCATCTGTCTGTTCTGGCACAGCGTGATATATAGTTGCTGTTACTGTTATGTATAATAATATTGTTTTCATAGTTTTAAAATTTACCAAAGCTTGTTTTTTCTAATCCTTTCCAAAGGATTTTATTAAGTTTTGTTAAGTATTTTTTTATTTTTTTCATATTTCTATTTCATTAAAATCAATGTCAATGGATTTAGATAATTCAAACGGATTATTTTTGTTATCAATCCATATATCATTATCCCAATTTGGAACACCATTATTTATGGTTGTGTATCTTCCATTGTTTACATTCCAACTGTAAAGAACTTCTGCCTGGTTTTCACCTAAGTTAGCGAACTTAACTTTTAGAACTTTCACTTTTACTGTTCCATTATCGTAATCTCTATGCACTAGTATTCCATGAGGGCTCATATCATAAAACTCACCCCCACCTTTTACATCATAAAAAGTAGGCTCTATCAATCTACCTTTGTCGCTTTGTGGTTTTGTAGGGTGAGCAACAACAATACAAATTACATCATGTTTTTTACAAAAGTTGTCTACTTTATTTAAATACATGTTTGTGTAGTCTGTTATACTCATGTTGAGGTTTGCCTTGTCTCTTATCTTGTTGTATGGGTCTATTACTAAACATCTTATACCAACTCTTTTGACAAGCTCCTCACCTTTCTTTAGCACTTTATCTAAATCAAACCCCTCTTCAAAATCTATAAAGAAAAAGTTTCTGTTGATGTGTTCTACACATTTTTTCCAATCGTTTTGTTTTGTACTTTCAAAGTCAGGTGTATTTCCATAAAGCTTTCGTACAAGTTTATCTACATGTAAGTATTGTGGATAGTTTTCTGTGGAGGCATAAGCTGTCTTCCAACCATACATCATGTTGTACCCAACAGTCATTTGGTCTACAAAATCAGATTTACCACTGGAAGGAAAACCAGTAACAACTATGAATTGTTTTGTATAGGTTGAGAATATATTATCAAAACCATTTAAACCTATTTTGTATCCATTTTTAATTCCGTTTTTGTAAAACTCATCAAGGTCTTTATACATATCGGAAACTCTTAGTACGTTTTCTATTGGGCATGGTATAGCATTTTCTACAATCGCCTTTAGTTGTTGAGCTCCATGCTTTACAAGAAACTCGTTTGCATCTTTTAAATCTTGCAAATCACATAGGTAAACTTTATCAGAACCCAAACGTCTAATCAATTCTTTTTTTCCATTTTCACCTGCTTCATCATTATCTAAACACAAATAAATTTTTGATTTGTTTTCAAAATAAGAGTAAAAGTCAGTTAAGTAATCTAGGTTTATTTGACCTTTTGAAGTAAATCCATTTGGAACGCTTACTACATTCTTAACTCCTGCTTCGATAAAAGATAAACAATCTATTTCACCTTCAACAATTACACACTCTTCATTGTCTTTTATGGAATCTATGTTGTAAAATGTTTTTTGTGCTCCCTTATATAATTTAAAGTTTTTTGCTCCGTCTCTGTATTTTATGTTTACAAGCTTTCCGTCAACATAATAGTTAAACATTATTACATTAGTCTCTTTCTGTATTTGTGGCATGTATTCTTTACCACTTGTAACTCGAGCTCCATCGACTGTAGCTCTTGATATGCCTCTTTTGGAAAACCACTGATAAATTTTTGCCATGTCAGAAGTAGGAATTTGCACAGGTCGTATGTATGATTGTGAACTTGTATTTTTGTACGTGTGCAATTGTAACACTACGCCACAATGTTGACAGGTTCCTAGCCCTCTGTCCCAATCTAACATTAAACACTTTTGAGTTTTCTTTTTTCTAGTGTGAGAACATTTTGGACAAGTAGATTTTTTGGCTTTTGTGTCTAACCCATAAACATTATACTCTTCTATTTCGTAGCCATTAATTTCCATTCTGTATTATTTTAAATTCAAAACCTGGTTGGTCGTAAATCCTTTGGTCTTTTTGCATTTGTTTTTCTGTGCCTGTCTTGACCACTTGACCTTTCCACTTCCATTTAAAAGAGCCCACCTTTTTTGTTTCAAAATCTTTGTGTGCATATTTTAACCAATTAATGAAATGAGTTTTGAAATCCCTTAAACTTGTTTTCTTATCGTCTGTCATATCAAGATGTTGATTGAATTTTGATAGTGCTGACATAAGGCTGACCTCTGCTAATGAATAATTCATACACACAGTTTCAACCCACGCTTTATTTTTCAAACTATCTTGATAGTATTTTTTATTATTATTTTCTTTATTTGTTACTTTCTTATTTATGCGTGTCGTTTGCGTGTCTTTTGTTTGTCGTTTGCGTGTCCTAGTTGCTTTTGTTTTTTCTTCTTCTAGTTGGTAATTGTTATAGTTACAGATAGATATACGAGAAAACTTGTTTGTCGTTTGTATGTCTATCTCTCCTGTGTCTTTTAACCTTTTTAAGGACGTTCTTACTTGTCTTGGGGTCAGGTTTAAGTCTTTACAAATCCTGTTTATTGATGTAAGATACTCACCTCTGTTTACAGCATTACCCATGAATCTACACTTGTCAAAGCATGCGTTCAGCAATAAATGTATGAATACTATTTTTGTATTTGTGTCTTTATACCACTCCCATTCCAGTATCGTCCTGTGAAGTTTGATATATCCTTTCATTATATTTAATAATTAATTCGTTTCGTAAATCTACAATATCTTGTTTTCTTTTTTGTTTGTATAAATCACTAATTAAATCATGCAATGCCTCCAACCATTCATTATCATCTTCATCCATGATTTGATTTATGATAAACTCACAATGCTCTATCGCTTTTCTTGAATTAAATTTTTCTAAAAACAAAACCTTTGATATTCTTTCTTCTAGTTGGTCTAGTTTTTTAGCAAACGATTTATCAATTTGAGCGTATCCCTTTATCTTGTGGTAGGCGTGTAAAACTGAAGCGTGGTTGTGACCATGAGGCCTACCCATTTTCATACTAAAATCACCTATCTCTTTTAATGTTTTTCTAGTAAGTTTTTTTGCCATGTAATGAAACAATGAGCGTAAGTGTACTACATCAGCTTTTCTAGTGTTCTGAAATAAAAACTCTGGCTTGACTTTGTTTGCATCACCAATAATTTTAGCAATGTGAGGCAACTCTTTTCTATTTTTTTTCATTTGATTTTATTTAAAAGAAGTGAGGTTATTATGTAGTGTGTGAATTCTCTCGTATAACCCCACCTCTTTGATTAATTAGAATGGAAGGTCGTCGTCACCCAAAGCGTCTTCGACAAACGGAGTTTGTGCTTTTTGTGGCTGACTACCATCACCATCTTTTTGTCCTTTCACAATTTTTCCGTCAGTCCATATTACAGAACCGTTGGCAATAAAATGTTTTGGTGCTTTGTTTTTTCTTTCATCTTCAGACTGTTGTATGCTGATAGAAACATTTTTACCAAATCTGGACTCATCATTTACAGAAATTAAGATAGGTATATAGCTGTCTTTTTCCCCTTTGATGATTTTGTTCTTGTCAATCTTCTTTAGCTCTGAAGCTTTGATTGACGCATTAATTAATGTTGACATAGTTTTAAATTAAAAGTTAAAGTAAATAAATAGTATAAGAGCAATAGCCAGTATTCTTCCAATGAGAATACCGTCTTTGCAATTTTTGTTATATAGTCCCATAGGTTATTCTGTCTTTTAGTTTCTTTGTTTTATTTACAAAATAATCTAAGTACTCTTGTTCAGCTCGTTGAACTTTGTCATATCCTCTTTCATATGTTTCATCGCTTACATCAAACTGATGTACTGTCTTCTTTTTCTTATCAAAAACAAGAAAAATCATTGGCTTTTGAAACATATAAGAGTATATGTAGGCTTGGCTATCGTAGTTCCAGGTTCTTGATGAGCTTGCAAAGCTACCTGCGTTGGAACTTGTTTTTATATCATAGATAGCGTCGTCTGTTACAATATCGGCTTTTCCTTTCCAAAGTATATTGTTTTCGGTCATCTCTGCAATCATAGGAACCTCAAACTGTATATCGTCTCGCTCTAACAGTTCTCTGACAATTTTATTATCTATACCAGCTTGATATAATTCTATTATGTCATCTACCTCTTTTTGCAGTAAAACCATTTGACCCTTTTCAGCTTCAACCTCTTTGTATATCTTGGTGGTTCTTGTACTACTTTCAACAGCCTCGTCAAAGTGTTTAGATTTGCCAAACATAATAGCGTCATGAAACGCTTGACCATATAGTAAATTAGATTCCATTGGTTTTGGTTGTTTGAATTCTTTTGGGTCTTCCAATAAGTCTTTTATGTCAGAGTTTGATAAATACTGTCTACCAAAATCTCCATAGTAATCGTCATCATTATTAAGTCTTTTAATAATTTCTGACTTTGTTAGTTTTTTCTCTTTTACTTTTGCCATGATGCTTTTGTATTTGAGTTATTAGTTCTTTTAAAGTCCTCGCTTTCATCTTCGCCAAAAGCACCTAGCTGATAGAATCCAGTCAACTTTAGCACAGCTCTTGACATGGCTCTTTTTTCTGCCATCTCCATTACGTACCACGTGTTACAGTTGCCGTCTCTATGTGTGCTACCTTTTAGCGCAGAGCCAAAGGTTTGAATCTTAGTGCCACTTGCGTCAGCACTTGCCTTAACCACACAATAGGTAGGGTCGCAGTTTATCACGTCATAGTTGATTGTGATTTTTTCAGTTGCTTGAATTTTATCTATACCAGACCTGGTAATGATAATGTAGTGTTGATGTTTAAAGACATCGTCTTTCGTTAAGCCATACTTCTTGTATAGCTCTTTGAGCTTCTCTGTTTTCATCTTGAATTTAATTAAAGTTTATTGACAAATTTAGTCATTTTTTTGTTAATATCAAATAGTTTCCTCAGTTTTTTTATGCGTCTCATAGCTTTTCTAAAGTAGAATAGTTTATCTTTTTCACTTTTCTTTGCTATAGCTATGTGAAACAGTGTTCTTATCCAACTAAGGGATTTCTTCGTGTTTTTTATTTGTAAATCAACCACAAATTTTTCTACATGCGTGTCTTTTTGTACAAATAATATCAGCTCTTTGTTTGACAAAGGTCTGTACACGTCGCTTGACAAATCATACATTTCTATTCTGTTGTCAAGTTTTTCTACAACCACGCCTTTATACCAAAAGGATTGGTTGTCTTTGTAAACGTCTACGGCTTTTGATTTTTTCATTTTGTCAAAAGCTTTTTCAAGTAATTCTTTTCTCATTATTGTATAAAAATTCCTTGAGAGTTTACAATTTCGCTATGTTCACCATGTTTTGCCCATTTCCTAGCAGTATCAATACAGTCGGTTTGTCGCGTCTCATCAGGTTGCTCTCCACCATGATAAATGTGAACAGTGTATTCTTGTTTTTTCATTCTTCTGTTATATTAGTTAGTGTATGTTCATCTTTGTTGTTGATTTCTATTTCAGTTAGAAATTCATCAACAGACGAAGCTACGTAATTTGGAATATAGTCCAAAAATTCTTCTTCGCCATTGTCCCATTGAATTTTAATTGTCCAATGAGTAATTCTTTTTTTTATTGTTCCTTTCATTTTTCAAATTTTTGAATTGTAAAATTAACTAGTGGTATAATCATGTCACATATATAATCAGCATTAGTAGCCATTAGGTTTTCTATTTGATTTTTATCTGTGATGTCGTAAGCATTGACTTCTGTGTCTGTCAACACGCGTGTCAGCTCATGAACTGTGTCGTAAGTTTTTTGAAAAACTTGGTCGTTGTTTTTGTAGTGTAACAACTTTGAATGTAAGTAATCAGGTATTTTCATCTTTTTAATTTTAAGTAATTTACAAATAATTTAGTTAATAAACAAACTTTTATGAACAATCTTTACAATAATTTTAGTTGGTCGCGTCGCGTCACGTCTGGTCGCGTCGCATCATGGTCGCGTCGCCTCGGCATGATTGTGACAAAAATGACAAAAAAAAATGAGCGTCATTGGCACGTAGTACCTAAACGCTCATTCCAATCAAACACAATGTGTGTCAATCATAATTATGATAAAAGTTATTATCAATCCAACTAAAGAAAC